CTAATTTTTAAAGCATAGGAGTATAGAAAATGGAAAATGATTTTAAGACAGTTACAAATGCCAAGGGGTTAGAAATTCCTAAGTATTCCAAGGATTTTAAAAAGCTAGTTGAGAAAGACAGACAACTAGCCGAGTATCTTTGTATGAACTACGAGGGCTTAGAAAGTGAAGACCTGGGCGCATTTCTTGAAACGGTGGAGCAGGGAATCAGCTGGATTCTGGATCTTATCGAAAGTAAAGACTTGCTTTATAAACCCAAGTCAGGGAAAAAAGCATGAAACAAGATAACAAAAAAAGTCACTTGCTCAAATTTTGGCCGAGGAGAGCAAGCGACAATACATTGGTATAGATATTTTTTCTATACCTTGATTATAGCATAGAAAGACAAGGTACACAATGAGAAAACAACATCAAGCAGTAAAATTCAAGGATATTGCTGAAAAATTGCCTGAACTTGAGGGCAAAAACTTAGAAGAAATCGCAGGAGTGTTAGGCTATCGTAACCTAGATAGTTGCAAGGTTAATCTTTACAATCTCAGACAAAACAAGCGACTAGGTTTCAAAGTAGAAAAAGGAGTTTACACTAAGTTTGAACTCTTGGACGATACTGTAAAAGAAGAACTAGAAGACAAGGAACTTGGGGAACGTGGTCGCTATTTGAAGAGTGTAGACCGATACAAGGCTATGTTAAATGCCTTTTCTATCGCCTTTGATAGCACGGTTAAGGCAGAAACTAGACAAAAAGCAGAACATGACGGACTGAAAGCCTTGGATAGGATTCCAGATAAATACTATGCCCTACTTTATGACATGATGGAGAGCTAGGGATGGAAGAAAAGACACATTTTGCTAGATTCATGCGTAGAGCGATGGAGTTAGCAAGGCAATTACATAGCAAAGAAATTCAACGTAAAGAATTTGATAGAGCCTGGAAAAGATTAGGCGATCAAATCGAAAACGAAACAAAGACAAACTAAGAAAACCGAAGAGCAGGCAAGCAATTAGAAAAGGTTTTGAAAAATGAGTGCTGACACGGCGACTCTAAGCACTTGTTTAGTAAAAATGTGGGTGATTACCCACGAAACATCACTACATGCGTCCGCCAACTAGGGGCAATCGCCCAGCGTTTGGAGTGGTGTTAACTAGTATAGGAAACAGGCAAAAAAAGGATAACAAAGCAAAAGATGACAATAACAAACTTAGAAATAAATACACAAGCAGACCTTGACAATCTAATGTCTGAGGTCAAAGCAGAAAGTCCAAACCTCTTTCAATTCATAAGTGATTTTATCAATAAAAAAGTATCCATAGAAGAAGTGGAAGCCTTCCTAAAAATGGAACATGAAATACAACAGTTATACATCAAGAATTACAAAGCGAGGTCTTAATATGAACGAATTAGATTTAACCAATACACAGGCTTTTATCTTACTTTTAGTTATAGGAGTAATATTCCTTTGTTTAAAACTTATTGACAAACGTATGGAAGTAAATCCTAAAAATCTATCAGAAAAATCAAGTAATGATTTAGATCCTTATTATGGGCGGTATATCCAACTTGGAATGGTTAGTAAAGGGGGCTAAGTATGTTTAGTTTGAGTAAAGAAAGTGAACACGATTTAACAGACAAAATTAGTACAGTAATAGAAAATTATCTAGCAGTTCGGGAAATACCAAAACCACGACTAACTGGTTTAATGTCAGCACAAGAAATTATGGAAGAGTTAGGCATAAAGTATAAAACCTTGCAAAAGTGGGAAGGTGCAGGATTAAGGCGATACCAACCACCACTAGAAGATACTAGAAAAGTCTATTACAGAGTTACGGATATTCTCAAATTTTTAGGGGTGGAGCAATGCGATTTATTGAGTTAGTTTTATCAGCTGACAAATTAGCATTATTTGGATTCTTAAAATCTACGCCTACTAAAGTTTTTAAAAATGGTAATTACTACAAATTCCTTTACTATGAGCCAATAGGTAAGGGGCTAACTAGTTTTCATTACAAGGGCTTGTATGTGGTTGTTAGAGATGAAAAAGGCGATGTAGAGGAACAAGAAGAACCTTTCAAAATTCCTCATACAAATAACGAAACAACATTTAGCCCCGATTTCTTCCTACCCGATAATGGTGTTTGCCCTGCTCCAAGAACTGCAACCTATTTGGGTATAACCATGGAATTTAAATATGACATGATTTGTAATTTTGCCCAAATGATACGCTTCCTTGTGATTGGTATCGCTGCGGTAGCAGCAGCATTTATCATGTTTTCAAGTAGAAAGGACTAAAGCATGAAAGCTGCGTTTTTCGCCATATTACAAAGGCTATTAACCTATATTGTTGCAAAAGTATTTATTGCCCTTGGCATTAGTTTTGTAACCTTTACAGGTTTTACAGTTGGATTAGGTTTTATAAAAGACTACGTAAAAAATCAGTTCAACTCAATGCCATCAGACATTCTTCAAATTGTCATGATGGCAGGTTTCGGCCATGCATTAGGTCTGATATTCGGTGCATTTGCATTTAACGTTGCTATGCAAAGTATCAGCAAACTGTCATTTATTCCTGGGGGAAAAGCTAAATGATTATTTTACAAACGGGCGTTCCGGGTAGCGGCAAGACTAGCTCTATCGTCAATATGTTGATGACAGATGAAAGTTACACCCACTTCACCGACAAAGACGGCGTAAAGAAAAAACGTCCATTGTTCGTTAACGGCATACCGGAACTTAAGATAGAACATGAAGAACTTACAGATGAACAAATTAAAGAGAAGCCTTTTCAAGACTTCCTCCCTTATGGCTCGCTCGTCATCATAGACGAAGCGCAAAGGCTGATGGGTACACGTTCCGCCGCTTCAAAAGTGCCTCCATTTATAGAAGCTTTAGCATTACATAGACATCATGGCTTAGACATCGTATTAATCACGCAACATCCAAGTTTTCTTGATAGTTTCGTAAGAAAGCTTGTTCAAAGGCATATGCATGTATCCATTAAGCCGGTAGGACGTAAACTCTATGAATGGAATGAATGTGTAGATCAGCCTGATAGCAGTGTGAATATCGCTAGGGCAATCGAAAGAACGTTTGTAGTTCCTAAAAAGTCTTTTGGTATGTATAAATCCGCCGAGGTGCATACTAAGCCTAAAAGACGTATCCCCAAAAGTCTTATATTCGTAGCATTGTTTTTACCTTTATTAATTGGTTTTGCCGTTTATACCATTAATGGAATGAGTAAACGATTTAACCAAGAGGAAAAACAACAGACAGCGGCATTGACTACATCTGATACAACAGATGAAGCTACAACGTCAGAAAGTAGTACACCGCCTCAACCGACTACGACTAGTAGTTTAAAGCCTGAAGATTTTGTACCTACTCTAGCCGAAAAACCTGAAAGCAAACCCATTTATGACAATGTAAGACAAGTTAAAACCTTTGAATACATCGCTGGTTGCGTTGAAGGCGGTAATACTGGCTGTACTTGTTACAGTGCCCAAGGCACGCCGCTGAAAGAAGTTACTAAAGCCATGTGCAAGGATTACGTGAAAAACGGCCTTCCTTTTAACCCATATAAAGAGGAACAGCACACCGTTCAACAGCCACAAACAGCACCGCAGACAGCCTACACGCCTGAAAACGGTCAAGTGCTTACAATGGGCGGTAAAAGCCCTCAAAACCTGATGTATGATGGCTATGTTGAAGCAGGCGAAACAACGGGATTCCAAAACGGTGCAAAGGTCGGCAGTTAAGAGATATTTATTTAATTGTTGATGTAGCCTAAGCGGAT